CTATCAAAATCATAGAATCTTATTTCACTATAATCATCTTCTCTGCCTATAGGAACAAACTGATATGGTATTTCAGTGTAGTCACCTTGATTTGGTTTTTCTCTTTTTAGTACTGCATCTGAAAAACCTTTAAAAGAATTATCGAAAGAAGTACCAAAACTAGATCTTCTTCTTGGCATTCGATTTAATAATATCCACCCTGTATGTTTACATAGAATCCATTTGTTAATGAACCTGTACCACTTATTCCTACATGTAAAGCTGATCCACGAGGTAACATTAATCCTCTTAATTTAGGTGCAAAACTTGTATTAGTTCCTCCAAAGTTAGTGCCGGAATGAGCTACAGGTGAATTTATGAATGGAAGTATTAATTTTTCACTTAAACTGAAATTCTGATCTGCAGGAACAGATTCAACACTAGCAGTGAATAAAGGTAAGAATTGTGTAGTCCCTGTCACTGTAGTTACCTGAGTTAAATAAAATACAAAATCAACAGGCTTCTGAATATTTACATTACTAGAAGTTATAGTTCCTGAAGCAGAACTATTTGCAGTAAAAGTATTCGTGCCGGTTACAGCTGTTACTGTTACTTCCTCAGTAGGTGCTCCACCACTCTGTACATCAAAAAATAACTTCTGTCCTACTTTAAAATTATGGTTGGCTAGAGTGATAGTTAAAACTGCTGCAGCTCTTGTATATGTGGCTGCAGTTGCTGTTACAGAATCAATAACTCTACTAACATCCTTTGTATATCTCAAATATATTTCATCAATATATGCACCACTGATCTGAGTATCTGTTAATGCTTGGTCAACATCAAATACTTTAGTTACATTACCAATTGATGTAGGTAACAAACTGGTAGAAAATAATTGTCCTGTTTGCGTTCTTACAAGAGTACTATTAGATGCTGGTCTATCCAACATCATTGGTTGTTTATTTGTTGAGGTAGATGCCAATTTACTGTCCTTCTTTTAAGTTTATTTTAGCGTGAGTACTATTTGTCCTCTTTTTTCTTTTTAGCTTCTCTAGCTTTATCTAGAGCTTCTTTACGCTTTTCCTTATCAGACATCTCTTCACCATCTTCTTTCTTCTTATTTTTGTTTTTAAAATATTCAAGAAGCTGTGGAGGCATCTTTCCTTTTTTGTCAGCCATAATAATTAAGTAAGTGCTATCTAAGTTCTGTAGCAAACATGAGTCTGGTTCCAACTGCTACATCAGCTGGTCCAGGAAGTGCTTGTATAAACTCAGCACCCTCACGATTAAATCGATATCTAGCTTGTTCAGGATTACGATAATTAGGTACGTAAAGATGTTGAGCTAAACGATCCGTCTCATATAAGTATATACCAGTCCATGTTTTGAGAGTGTCAGTATAATCAGTGGTACTGATAGTTCTATCCACGTCACCAGCTATGTTTTCACGTCTTCCAGCAGGTGTAATATTATTATTTAAAATTCCTGTCATATCCGTTCTTTTCTCTGCTTCATCACATCTTCCCACCTGTTCGATTATTTTACTGACCCAGAAAGAATCCTGAACATTATTCAATGCTTCTTCTATTCTAGCTAAATCACCAGCTGGTATAGATGTTTGATTATATCCCAAATGCCATTTACATTTTGATTTAATAAATTCATCAAGTTGCATTATTCAACACGAATAAGATTATCTTTTATTAGTTCATCCCAGTCGATACGCTTAATAGATTTAAGTTGCTCTAACTTAATGAACTTCTCGCCTAACATGGAAGATTGTAAATCTTTTATCTCCCTAGCTGTCTTTAATCCTACACCAGGCAACGCATCAGCAAGTTGTCTAGCACTGGCAGTATTGATGTTTACTCTGGTATCTACAGGAAAGATTTCTTTCTTTGTAGGAGTTGCAGGTTTAACACCTTCTGATGCTAGTTGAGCAGTCAGACGTTCTTCAGTTTTTATTTTTTCTGTGGTCTCTTGTAGTTGAGGGATCAGATCTGATTCATCTACATAATGAACTTCATCCTGTGCATCTGTACACATAACAATTCCATCACCATGAACTGAAACTTTTTCAAGTAATGCACCTGTTGGCTTGTATCTGTAAAGCATAATTTTGCTGTTAATCACTCTGTTCTAATAGAGTAATCTGTACAAACTTTCGCAATAAAAAAGCCGAGCAATGCCCGGCTCCTTTATAAATACATCAAGTATTATGCGTCACCACCACCTAGCTGAGATGCAAAGTCTACTAGACCTTGAACATCATTCCAGCCTACTGGATCAGATGGACGAATGTAATTAACTCTACATAGGATGTATGCAGCTTTACTTTCATCAGAAGCAGTATCAGAGATGAATACTCCGTCTCCGTTAACTGTAGTACTAGTAACACCATCGACGTTATAAACCTTAAAGGTTGTGTCGGCAGTTACTTTATACATCATGGAATTTTCTGCGTTAGCTGCAGTAATACCACCTGTAGTTACAACTGTCCAGAATGGAATAATTCCATCAACTGTTCCGTCTGTTGAAGTCATTCCTGTTCCTTGAGCAATACCGGAAGCTCCGATATCTAGTAAGGAAGATGCAGCAGCTAAACCACTTGGCTGGTTAGCAGGGACACCAAGAGGTGCTCCACTATTATCAGGACCTAGAAGAAGAAATTCTCCGTTAGTACCCTGAAGATCAGTTGTTACTGGAGATGCTGGGAATGTTGGTAATCCACCTGCAGGAATATCCTGAGCGATTGCCAAAGAAGCTTGGTACACATAAGCAGGCTTTGTTGCACTTGCTGGTACCACTAGAGATGTACGATCATCTCTAACACGATCATCAGGACGACGATCTGGAGAAGGAATTGTGATATCGAAGCTCTTGAAGTTGGCTTTTGTTCCTGATTTATTAGAAACTTTAATAAAACCAATTTGCTCGTAGAATTCGAGACCAGGCCATCCATGTACACCCTCCTTGTTATAAGAGGATAGTTTGTTGATCTGATTACCGGGCTGTAATATTGCTCCGGCATTTGATTTATATGTTGCCATAGTTAGTTATCCTCCTTAATCTGAAACTGTGAATGCGACTGTGATGAAGTCCTTATTCAAGTTTGCAAAGCCAGCATATAGCTGCCAGATCAAAATGATAAATCTACTAAAGTCATCATTGTTGTTAATGAGAACCTGAGCATTAGGACCACCCACACCAACACCAATTGCTTGTGGACCGAAGAATATAGCTGGAGGAGTGTCGTGTGATACGGCACCTGCACCATCATTTATATTCACAGTGATTGACTTGGAAGGCATGTTAGTTGTTTCGAAGAACCTTACACCTTCAAACACGAAGCCTGATGGCATAACTGGTTCACCAGCTACGAATTGAGCTTGTCCAAACTGTCCACCTTGATAGATAGAAGCATTAGGAGCACCCATTCCCATAAGAGGATTAGGCTGACCCATACCTGGATATCTAGCAACTTCTCTGAAGCCTGCATCAGCTCTTAGATCTTTCATAAATGAAGGATCAGCTACACAACGGTAGTAGCCATCTGCAAAAACAGGAACATTACGCTTGCGTAAGCCCTTTACAACTTCTAGAAGGTCTGTTTTGACATTAAATTTATAACGCTCAGAAGCAAATTCTGCAGCGGTATATGTAGTCAAGGTTGTGGAGTTTGTCTTTACCTTGTTATTTGGGTAATAGTATCCACCTTGTGTGTCACTTGACTGACCACGTGATTCAGACTTAAATAGTTCATCAAGGAATACTCTGTCTCTCCATCTTCTGTAGTCATCTAACAATGTTAGAGAACCAATTGATTGATGGAACATGTTGAGGTTACCTGTGTCTAACAGCAAACGCTGTGCAGTCATTAGGGTCTCACGAGCAATCTTGAATGTACTTGGAAGATTAGTATTAGCTGGATCTGCTGGTCCTGTGTACTCACGGAGTGAGACAAGAACCTTGTCTTTTACAATTGATCTGCTGTTTGCAGTACCAATTGTTTGATCCTGTGTACGCTCTCTAGATGTCTTTGTGCCTGGAGCACCGAAGAATCTATATCTATCTAACTGTACAGTCTGACCGGGTTGTTTTGTAAAATCGTGTACTACGACTGGCTCTGTGGCCATTTCCACGATATAAGCTGGATGGGGACGGTATAATTCCGCACCAAGCAGCTTGGGAAAATCGTTATCTATAAACATATTTTAAGTTTCAGTTATTTGCTCTGCTATTTGTAAACAAATATACAGACAAAGCTGTGTTCACTCCTGGAACCAGAGTTCCATTAAGATTAATTATATCAGTACCTTATTTATGCTCATTAATAATATTTTAGATTAAATTGTGCTGAGTTGTTACTGTTAGACTAAGTAGCGAATGTTTTAGTTTAAACACTTAAAGCACTTTCTCCCCAAACCGAGACCTATAGGGAGAGTAAATTACGTCTCTCATATCCACCATTAAAGGGACTGGTGGAAATATTAATATCGCTCTACCCTTGAGCCCTATTAAATTTTTAACGTCCTAATGACAACTCTTTCAAGAAAAGAACAATTAGGCATCCTTACAGGATGGCCTGAGTTCTGCAAGTGGGTTACAGACACAAACAACCGCATCTATGTAGGTTGGTTTGGTGTTCTAATGATTCCTTGCTTATTAACAGCAGCAGCATGTTTTATAATTGCATTCATTGCTGCACCACCTGTCGATATTGACGGTATTCGTGAACCAGTAGCTGGTTCTTTCTTATATGGAAACAACATCATCTCAGGAGCAGTCGTTCCAAGTTCAAACGCAATTGGACTCCACTTCTACCCAGTCTGGGAAGCAGCCACTATGGATGAGTGGTTGTACAACGGAGGACCCTACCAACTCGTTATATTTCACTTCCTTATCGGTATCTCAGCTTACATGGGACGACAATGGGAACTTAGTTATAGATTAGGAATGCGTCCTTGGATCTGTGTAGCTTATTCAGCTCCAGTATCTGCAGCTTTCGCAGTATTCCTTGTTTATCCATTTGGTCAGGGATCTTTCTCAGACGGAATGCCACTAGGTATCTCTGGTACATTTAACTTCATGTTTGTATTCCAGGCAGAGCACAACATTCTTATGCACCCATTCCATATGGCTGGTGTTGCTGGTATGTTCGGAGGAGCTTTATTCTCAGCAATGCATGGTTCACTTGTAACTTCTTCTCTAATCAGAGAAACAACTGAAGATGAATCTCAGAACTATGGTTACAAATTCGGACAAGAAGAGGAAACATATAACATCGTTGCAGCTCATGGCTACTTCGGTAGATTAGTTTTCCAATATGCATCATTCAACAACAGCAGAAGTCTTCACTTCTTCCTAGCTGTATTCCCAGTTGTTTGTGTGTGGTTAACATCTATGGGTATCTGCACAATGGCATTTAACCTAAATGGATTTAACTTCAACCAATCAGTTGTTGATGTAAACGGTAAGATCATTCCTACATGGGCAGATGTTCTAAACAGAGCAAACCTTGGTATGGAAGTAATGCACGAGCGTAATGCTCATAATTTCCCACTCGATTTGGCATGTGCTGAGACTACAACAGTAGCTCTTTCAGCTCCTGCAATCGGTTAATTCAAATTCTATTCGGAGAAAACAATGACACCTGAAGCAGAAAGATTTAATGGTTGGGCAGCTATGCTCGGCTTCGTAGCAGCAGTTGGTGCTTATGCTACAACAGGACAAGTTATTCCTGGAATCTGGTAATCTTTACTACTGATTAATGTAAGCCTCTCCTAAAGAGGGGCTTTTTTTAATGATAACTATCTTTATAATTAAAAAAACTTCGTACTATGTCTCAACAAGAAATCCAAGATCTTATTGATCAATCTGTATCAATAGCAATTAACAGACATAATCGTAATGCATCTATGGTTAGTGCTGCATTAGGATTTGTTTTTATGGGAGCTTTTGCAGATGGTCTCTTCAGAGTCTTAGGATTCATACCACCATTCATGGGTATTGATGTAAATATAATTCCTGAAATTGCCAAACAGTGGCAAGTTTAATTAATCTTCTTCTTTAATTTTAAATACTAATAATTCATCATTAGGTTTAATATCTCTCATTTCTGGATGTATCTTTTGTGGTGGTTTGTCTAATTCTTTAAACATCAGATCCATAGACTTCCACATAAAAGCAAAGGAGGCTCCAAGAATTATTGCAAATAAAAAGAAGTAGATAAAAACAAATGCGTCATTCATAATAAACCTTTTTTATATTTAGTTGCTTTATTTACAGCTTTAGATCTTTTATCTTCTGCTGTTAATATTCCTTTTGAAATATCAACAAAACGTGGACCACCTTGAATTACATCTTCTGTAAGTAGTTCTGTATTTGGTCTAAGCATTTTTTTGTTTTGTTTTTCTTTTCTGCTCTTCTATGAATTTTCTGTAAACAGAAGCAGCTGCATCTTTACCTGCAACTTCTGCTCTTTGTTCCATAGCTATGGCAGCTTGTGTTTTGTGATTATGAGATCTATTACTTCTTTTAATTTTAGCAACACTTAAGGCAGCAGCTCTTTTATTTTTAAACTGTAGTCCTTGAATAGTTCCTTTTGGATCTTCATCTGTATAAAGATCACTATGCTTATCACTCTTGGCAGGCTGACCTTCTTT